ATAGCTTACTGCCATATGCCTGACCTCCTTACATAGGCTCTTAAAACTCCTCTTAATTATATCACGAGTTCGTGAATTTTCCAACTTATAAAAAAATTGTCTAAGAATACTTTTACTCAAAACTGAGTAAAACTCTTTAACCTACTTTCAAACGAAGGTAGGTTTTTTATTTTCTTTTTTAAAACCTCAACTTTTACCCTTTCTCGAGGCTATCAGGTCGGAGGTAAATTTATTTTCAAGATTTACTACGGATTCTACTGTCCTTTAGATATTGAAGGCGATTTTATCTCCTTAACTTCAGTTATAAAGATTGTACCTTGACAAGTGAATGCCCAAAAATACGAGAGATACTTCAAATGAATATGCCATGACGGTAAAACCAGAGCGTGTCTTTGAAGAATTACAAGGCTATGTCAAACAAGGCAAGTCCTTAGGAACTGTAGTGTTTTGGGCTTTATTAATTCTAAGGAGGTGAATGGACTGAAAGAAAAATATGAAAACTTACCACAATACCTTAAGGATAAGGCTAAGTTTTGTGTGTGGAAGCAGGAAGACGGTAAAGGTAAAGTTCCCTACCAAGTAAATGGTAAAATGGCTAGAGCAAACAAGATTAATACTTTTACAGATTTTAAGAAGGCTCTGGATGTAGTAGATAAATTTGATGGTTTAGGTATTGGTATCTTTAATAATATATCTGCTATTGATATAGATAACTGTATAGATGCTAGTGGTAACTACTCAGATTTAGCCAAAGATATAATAGAGATTTTTAAAGATTCATATATAGAGAAAAGTCCATCTAGAAAAGGAATAAGAGTTATCTTCCTGATAAATGGCTTTTCTTATGAAAAGAGCAAGTATTATATCAACAATCAAAAGCTAGGCTTAGAAGCTTATGTTTCTGGTGCTACCAATAAGTATGTGACTATTACTGGTGATGTGATTAATCAAGGAGAAATCCTTTTAGCTAATGACCAGCTAAAGATGTTACTTGATAGGTATATGCAGAGACCAAAGGTCAATAAAGCTATATCCAAGGAAAATAGTAGCTCCTATTTATCTGATAAATCGGTTATAGAAAAAGCTAGTGCATCTGCTACAGGTTCTAAGTTTAAAGCCTTATGGGGGGGTGATATAAGTTCTTATCCTTCACAAAGCGAAGCCGACCTTGCTCTTTGCTCAATTCTAGCATTTTGGTGTAGTAGAGATATTAAACAAATGGATAAGCTCTTTCAGCAAAGTGGTCTAATGCGTGATAAATGGCATAGGGTCCAATCTGGCTCAACCTATGGGCAGATAACTTTAGAGAAGGCCATTGATAACACAAAGGAAACTTACAATCCTATGGGTAAAAAAACATCTATCAACGAGGACTTTATGACAGACAAGCTAGAGGATTTAAGCAAGTTGAAGCCATTTAAAAAACCTAGATACTACAGCAATGATATAGGTAACAGTAATCTCTTTGCAGACTACTATAAGTCCATTGCTAGGTATGTGCCAGAGAGGAAGAAATGGTTTGTATATGATGGCAGGGTTTGGGCAAGTGATACAGGAAATTTAAAGGTTATGAAATTGTGTAAAAATCTAGCCAACCAGTTAATGTATTATGCCCTTTCCATTAAGGATGAGTCCCTTCGTAAAACCTATATAGACAAGGCAAAGAAATGGCAGCTTAGAAGAAGCAGAGAGGTAATTTTAAAAGATGCTCAAGATGTTTATCCCTTATCTATGTCTGAATTTGATAAGGATATATATTTGCTCAACTGCCTAAATGGAACTCTTAATCTTAAAGATGGAATCTTTTATCCCCATAAAGCTACTGACTATATAACCAAGATGACTGGGGTTAATTATGATCCTAATGCTGAATGTCCTCGCTGGATAGATTTTATAGATGAGGTTATGTGTGGTGATAAGGAAAAAGCCGAATTCTTTCAAAAGAGCCTAGGCTATGCCCTAACTGGTGATACCCGCTATGAGAGTATGTTTATTCTCTTTGGAGCAACTACTAGAAATGGCAAGGGTACTTCTATGGAAACCTTCTTAAATATCTGTGGTGACTATGGCAGAACAAGTAGGCCAGAAACGATTGGTATGAAGATGAATTCTTCTAGTTCTGCACCTTCTGAAGATGTAGCAAGACTTGCTGGTGCTAGATTTGTAAATATAAGTGAGCCTGATAAAAAGTTAGTTCTAAGTGCAGCTCTACTAAAGAGCCTTACTGGTAATGACACTATTAATGCCAGATTTCTTCATGAGAATAGCTTTGATTTTAGACCCCAATTCAAGATTTTCATCAATACTAACCATCTACCCATGGTAACTGATTTAACACTTCTAACTAGTGGGCGGGTAAAGATAATTCCTTTTGAAAGACACTTTGAAGAATGGGAGCAGGACAAGAACCTAAAGAATCTCTTTTCTAAGGAAGAAAACCTAAGTGGTATTTTAAATTGGGTTATTGAAGGCTATAGAAATCTTCAAACAAATGGCTTTAAAGTTCCTGATTCTGTTAGACAGGCTACCCTTGACTACCATAAAGAGAATGACAAGATTGGTTTATTTGTAGAAGAAAGGCTTATTAAGGATGCCAATGCAGAAGAAAGAACTGCAGACCTTTACTCTGCCTACCAAGATTGGTGTAGAAATAATGGTTACTATACAGAGAATGCTAGAAATTTTAAATCGTCACTAGCCAGTATCGGAAGAATTGCAAGAAAGAGACCAAAAGCTGGCGGAGGTATGACCACACTACTAGTAGGCTACAAGTTATTAGATGATTTCTCAGATTTTTTATCATAAAAATTTTAGTTGTAGCAGATGTAGCAGGTAAAAACATAAGTCTCTAGTAAGAGAGTGTTTTTTGAAACCTCCACTTTTTCCTGCTACAAGTAGCTACAAAAAATCTAAAGCCTTGTTTTTAAGGCTTTTTATTGTGGAAAAGAAAGGAGGGAAAAACCATGAGACCATTAAAACTGGAAAGAGAAAATGGAAAATTAAAACCCAAACACTTCTATGGTAATGCTTTAAGAATTGCCTATGAATGTGGCTGTGACTATTACATGACAGTCCACGATAACCACAAAGTAAGAGTCCATAGGACTAATCCCTATGGCTACGAAAGCTTAACTAGCCTTCATGTCTGTTGCCCTAAGTGCTCTAGCAAGATGGTGGCTATAGACTCTACCTTCAATAATGATAAGACCCAAGTCTTTAAGTGCATCATATGTGAAGGTATTAAAGGTAGGGGCTAGTAAATCTCTGTAACTTTTAAAGACGGACAGCGGCGTGGGCAGTCGTGTAAAAAAACGCAGTTTCAAACGGGGTATATACCCCCCATTTAATAAAATTTAGGAGGTAAACGATTATGGCAACATCAGCAACTTATAATAGAGCGTTTTGGAATGTTATGAAAGGAAAAGAAGAAAATAATCAAAATCT